TGCCCCCCTGAGATCGGACCTCCTGAGATCGGCACCCCTGAGATCGGCACACCCGAGATCGGCACCCCCGAGATCGGCACCCGCGAGATCGGAACTCCCGAGATCGGCACCCCAGAGATTTGCATCCACGTTTTTTTCAAGAGCATCTTTAATTGATTCATATTTGCCGCACAGCAAAATTTTTCTTGTGTACCGGTGTTTAATTTCTATCTGTTTCATTTCTTCCTCCTGCCGTTAGTGTGAGTACACAATATAGCTATACCGTGTACGTAGGTCAAGGATTATTTGTTTAAATTTTGCTCCATCCACCGCGCCGCCCAAATCTTAAAATCCGGGCACTTGGCTGCGAATGCCATGGCCGCAATGCAGGTCCGGTGATACCCCCTGGGTTCAATATCGGCCGCAATTTTTTTCATGGCCGCGATAACGTCGGGTTGTACTTCGGAAATACGGAGATTGATTTTTTCCATTTTCTATCCTTTCTGTGTGCGTACAACGTCCGCCAATACGCGAAGCCTGTTTTATGGTTTAGTATATTGGCTGTTGTACGCTGTAAAAATTCAGTGCGCGTTTTTTGTAAGCTTAAAGTGATACGTTTCGCCATCACCCCAGCAGATGCTTTCATTTTCTGCGAGGCAGCGCATATCAACTTTTGTACCGAGCACGGCCTCAATTTTGTGTGTTTCCGCATATTTTTCGCGGACAGATACCAGGTGCTTGTCAGTAGCCGGTATAATGAGTGTGCTGCCGTTTATTGAAAGATCGTTTGACATTTATTCCTCCAAGTTTTTAGCGCACGTTTTGAATTTTTATTGCGTACAACTAGACGTTATAAGAACTCAATTAATTATCACGCCCCGGCCGGATCATCCGCAGACCGAGAAAAAGTAAAAAACTACCGACTGCCACGCCGCTGGTCCAGTTGATGGCTGGGGTCCAGTTCAGCCCATGCCTACCGGCAAGGGTTATTATCAGCAGATAGGCGATGGAAAATATAACGGTCACAGATAACAGCATTTTACAGATTATTTTCACGATTCCCTCCCATCTCCTCCAGCAGCCTGTCCAGATCCCGACTCTCCGCATTCCTGAGCGCGTCCATTTGCTCGGGAGTGAGCCCCATCAGTTTTGCGTGAGCTATTGCGTACTGCCGATTCTGCCGGTCCAGCTGTGCCAGTAACGTCCTGTTCCGGCCATGGATGCGGCCGGTTGCGATTAATTGCATGTCAGTCCCCTATTTCCCCTCGAGATCGGCACCCGCGAGATCGGCACCCACGAGATCGGCACCCACGAGATCGGCACCCCTGAGATCGGCACACCCGAGATCGGCATTCCTGAGATCGGCATCCCTGAGATTTGCACACCCGAGATCGGCACCCCCGAGATCGGCACGCCCGAGATCGGCATTCCTGAGATCGGAACTCCCGAGATAGGCATCCCTGAGATCGGCACCCCTGAGATCGGAACTCCTGTTTTTTTCCAGAGCATCTTTAATTGATTCATATTCGCCGCACAGCAAAATATTTTCTGTGCGTCTGTGTTTAATTTCTATCTGTTTCATTTTTCCTCCTGCTGTTAAGGTTCGCCCGGACTTTGGACCGGGCCGTAGTTTAATGGGGCCGGAGCCCCGCCCATCACCGTGTTATTATTGGTTAATGTCGTGTTGATCGCAGTATGCCAAATCCATGAGATAATCATACCAACTGCACCCGAGAGAGTACCGGCGTCCCGTGTTAACGCTGCATTTTGTAGCGTATTCGCTCGGATTGTTATTGTAAAAATTATCAACAAAATTATCGCGGGTTTTGCGGTCTGGAAACGCAATATAACGTCCATACATTGACATCATGCCGGTTATCGGGTGCGCCGTGCCGGTTGATGCGTTTTGTCCAACCCATGCGTAATGATTGTTTTTGAGTCTGTCATACAGTTTCTGTGTTTCGTAGTTCATTTTTCCTCCTGTTATTTGGTTTCGGCTACCGACCCGTTGGCGATCATGGCGCTAAGCTGGGTTGTTGTGATTTTGACTCCGTTAGACATTACGGCATAAGCAACAACGTCGGCATTAATATGCCACTCGTACCCGCTTACGGTCAGTGTCTGGCCGCCGCCGGCAAGTGTGGTGCCAACCTCGGGGACCATGTCATTCAGCTTGTAGTGGGGGTCCTTGTTCGTCATCTGCTTCTTTTCTTGCTCTGTCGCCGTTAAAACTTCTATTACCTTTTTCATTTTTCCTCCTGCCGTTAAGGTTTTGTTATCGCTCACATGTACCAATATAGCTAATACGTGTATGTTTGTCAAGTAAAAAGTTTAATTATTTTTTAAGATATTGCAGGACAAGGAGTTGAGGGGAAAACATGGATAAAATACAGGTTTAAAATCAATACAAAATGCTTATAATATCAGATTTTGCTTGATTTTTCTCCGGCTCATCCTGTATATTATATACAGGATTATTAATATGCAATACTATATACGCCATGACTGCAAATACTCATATACAGCCCCAGCGCATATCTGGAAAGCCTCAAGCGGTGAGGTATCCCGTGTCCTGGCTGCGGACTGCTACGCCTGCGGAATTGCGGCGGGTGCCGGTATCTAATGTCAAAGCGCAACCGCAAAAATAAACCGGGATTTTTTGGCCGTCTTCGGCTTGCTTTATCCCCAAAAGCATTAGATGATTATACAAGCGCATTTTTGCGCGGTGATGATGTGCCGGGCGGATATAACCCGGATGGCTCTTTGACAGGACAGGATTCGGCACTTTCAATTTCTGCATTTTGGGGATGCCTGCGGGTATTGTCTGAGACCTTTATGTCTGTCCCGGTTTTCGAGTACCGCAAGGATCGGGATGGGGATCGCAAAAAAACGGATGATACCGGGCTGTTTGATATGCTCCACGCCGTCCCAAATTTCGAAATGAATGCAACCCAGTTTTACGAAATGGGAATGTATCAAATAAATTTGGGCGGTGATTTTGTTGCCGTCAAACAGTTTTCGAAATACGGAAAATTTGTCGGGCTTGCTCCGCAGTTATGGCAGGATACGCAGATAAAGAGGGACAAAAAAACAAGGCGGTTAACGTATAACTTTAAGTCGAACGGGCAAGAAATTGTAAAAAATCGCTGGGACGTTTTCCATGTCCCCGGCCCGTCTGTTAACGGCATAACCGGCATGTCGGCGCTATCATTTGGCTCCGCGTCTTTGAGCCTCGCGAAGCGTTACGAAACATTCGGCAATAGATTTTTCCAGAATGCGGTCATGGCGTCCGGTATTTTTTCCCACCCCGATAGCCTCGATGACGAGCCATACAAGCGGTTAAAATCTGATTTGCAGAAATCATTCGGCGGACTGCTGAACAGTGGCAAGCCGATGCTGCTTGAGGATGGATTGCAATATACCCCGTTTGCAATCAAGCTTTCCGATGCCGAATTGTTATCGAGCAAAAAATTCCAAGTGGTGGATATTTGCCGCTTTCTCCGCGTCCCCCCGCATATGGTTCAAGACCTCGACCGGGCGACGAATAACAATATAGAGCATCAGTCTCTCGAGTTCGTGATATACACTATGTTGCCATGGTTCAAGCGGTGGGAGTCTGCGATAAATACGCAACTCCTTACGCGGGAGCAGCGTCGGGCGGGTTATTATTTTGAGTTTAACATTTCTGGCCTTATCCGTGGTGATTTGCAGGCGCGGTATCAGGCGTATGCACTCGGCCGTCAATGGGGATTTTTATCTGTCAATGATATTCGGCGACTCGAAAATATGAACAGCATCGGAGAGGCTGGCGACATTTATTTACAGCCGATGAACATGGTTCCGGCCGGAACGACGCCGGACGCGCAGGCCAAACAATATGAAAAAATATTTACTGAAATACGCGGCATACTCGAGGGGGCGAAATGAAAAACGCAAATAACCTCATGCGGCTAATTATGAATGTTAACCGTGAGGGATTCGTTAAAGCAAAAAAAGATACAGAAAAAAAATCCGCAGACATTACGGTCTATGGTGTAATATCAAACGAGAAGTGGTCCGATTCCGACGTGACCCCATACGACGTAAAAAGAGCCATTGATGAAGTTGGCGATGTCGAGAACATCAATATCTATATTAATAGTCCCGGCGGCGATGCGTTCGCCGGTGTCGCGATTGCGAACATACTCAAGCGCACCAAGTCGCATACAACCGCGTATGTTGATGGGTGGGCGGCCTCTGCTGGGTCTGTTATTTTGCAGGGGGCCGATGAACGCGTTGTTTATCCTGGATCGATAGTTATGATCCACAAGGCGTGGACAATTGCCATCGGCGATGCAAACGACTTAATGGATGCGGCCTCCACCCTTGAGACTGTTGACGCATCTCTCAAAGATATTTATATGGAGCGCGTCATCGTCGAGGAAAAGGATGTTGTCGATATGATGGCCGCCGAAACGTGGATGACGGCAGACGAAGCTGTCAAGATGGGATTTGCCGACAAAAAAGAGGATGGGAAATCGTTATCCGCAGAAAATAGTGGAGACGGTTACACTATCAACGGGCAGACGGTTTCCAAGGAAATCTATAACAATCTGCCCGATGAAAAGATTGTGAAGACGGAAGTAAAACAGGGGGAGCAACCCGAAAAACCCGAGCCCGAGCCCGTCAATGACGAGCCTGACAATAACGAAGCGCAAGAAGCAATGAAAGCTATTGAGCAAAAAAATAAGATGCAAACTCTACATTTAAAAGGAGCGACAAAATGAACGATAAGCTCAAAAAGGCTGAAAAAATACAGGGAGAAGTTACCGACCTGTTGACCGCTATTAACAAAGAAGAGCGGCAGGCCTCCGCCGAAGAGCGGGAAAAGCTGAAAGCACAGCAGGCCGAAATCGACGACCTGCTTGAGATGGCAGAAATCGAGGAAAAATCCAAGCGCACCAACGCCGACATGAGTACGCCGGTAAATGATGGAACTGAAATGCCCGACCCGCAGCCCGAGAGCAATAAGTCGATATGGGGCGGCGCGGTTAATCCCGACACCGGCCGCAATCCCATCGGATTCGGTAACTTCATGATGGCCGTAAAAAATGCGGCCAATGGCCGGAACATCGACGAGCGCCTGATTAAAAACACCTCTGGGAACATGCAGTCCAATATCCCCGACGAGGGTGGATTCGCGATTGATTCCGAATTCAAAGGCCAGCTGATTTCCGAAATGATCCAGACTGGTATCATGGTAAGCCAGTGCACAAAGGACCCCGTCGGCGAGGGGAAAAACGGTGCAAGCTGGTATGATTTCGACGAAACCAGCCGGGCCACCGGCTCCCGCATGGGCGGTCTGCGTGGGTATTGGGGCGACGAAGCTTCCAGTTTCACTCTCAGCAAGCCAAAACTGCGCAAGCTGGAACTCACCCTGGACAAGAAGCTCATGGGTCTGGCGCTGCCGACATACGAAATGATGCAGGACGCGTCCTTCATGGGCTCCAAAATGTACGGATGGTTCAAGGAGGAATTTTCTTGGCTGCTCGACGAAGCCGTTTATAGCGGTCCCGGCGGCGGCCGTCCTCTTGGCGTTTTGAATGCCGATGTCACCGTCGAAGTTGCCAAAGAAGACGGACAGGAAGACGACACTATCACATTCGAAAACATTCTTAAAATGTATTCACACATGATGGTTTCGAGCATGCGCAATGCCAAGTGGTACATCAATCAGTTCGCCCTGCCGCAGCTGGCTACCATGGGTATCGTTATCGGCGCGGGCGGCGTTCCCGTTTATCTGCCTGCCAGTGGCGTGGCCGGTGCTCCGTTCGGAACCCTGATGGGTCTCCCGGTGCAGCCTATCGAACAGGCGTCCAAGCTGGGCGATAAGGGCGACATAGTTCTCGGCGATTTCAGCAAATACCAGCTGATCGACAAGGGCGACGTGAAAGCCGACTCCTCCATTCATGTGTATTTCAGCACTGGCGAGGAAGCTTTCCGGTTTATCTATCGCGTGGACGGGCGGCCGATGAAAGATTCCTCGGTTACGGCGGCAGACGGAAGCGGTAACACAATTTCCCCGTTTGTTACTCTGGCCGATCGTTAAAAATTTAAATTAAAAGGAGATTTGGATCATGAAAGAATATGTCCATATTTGCAAGGGCGTCGATCCGGTTGCTGACGCTTTTTCCGGCACGGCAACTTCCGATGTTGTCAATATGTCGCGCCATGCACTGGCCCTCGGTATCATATCAAAGGGTGTCGGCGCGTCCGGGACAAGCGTTGTCACGGTTGACGCGTGTGATGATGTTACTCCGACGAACACGACCGCAATCAAGTTTTATTACCAGACCGTTACATCGACAGACGTTCACAGCGCCCTGACGCTGGCCGCGACAACCGGGTTCACCACAACCGCCGGAAGCTCTCAGCGGTATCTGATTTATGTCCCGGCGTCTCATTTGGCGGCCTCCGGGTATCAGTACCTCCGCGTCGTATGCACCGAGAGCGTTAACAGCGCGGTCATGGGAAGCATTGATATTCTCCTGCTCGAACCGCAGTATGGCGAAGAAACCCAGCCCACGCGGCTCACTTAAGGAGGGGCGCAAATGGCCATCAATAAACCTTTCCAAGCAAGCCGTGATCTGATTTATGGCGTTCGGGTTGACCGGGCCACCGCAGCACTTCCGGCCAGTACCGATGAAGCACTTTTTACCATCACCGGCGGCCGTATTTTGCTGACCTCGATTATCGGAGAAGTGACAACCGTAATCCAGACGCAGGCCTGTGCGACCAAGCTCAAATTCAATCCCACTGCAACCGGAGCAGACACTGATCTTTGCGCGTCCGGCACCAGTATTACCGCCGATGCCGTCGGTACGCTGTATAGCATTACCGGCGACTTCAGCGACGACCTGAAAGACAACTTGCTGTGCCTCGAGTCCGACTCTCTTCTCGAGGTGCCTATCATGCTTTCAGAGGGTGCGATTGAACTTGAGACCGCAGCAACCAACACCGGCAGCGTGTCGTGGTCGGTTACATATATCCCGTATGATGACAATGCGCGGGTAACAGCGGCATAAATTTAACCTGTACCGGGGGCCGGGAGTCCGGCCCCCGGTATGACGGGGAGACCATGGAAAAGAAAAAAACCAAGATGGTGTTTTTGAAAAACATCATCTATCTCAACGGCAAGGCTGTCATGCCCGACGAAAAGGGCGTAGAGCTTGAGGAAAAATTCGCCGACCGCCTTATTCGGCAGCGTATTGCAATGACGATGGAGGACCGCGCCACGTCTATCAAGCTGGCCGCTGACCAGAAAAAAGCAGAGGCAAAGAAGCGGAAAGACGCGGAAGAAGCGGAAAAGAAAAAATCCGAGTCCGCCGCCAATCTTATCAAGCAGCGCGAAAAAGTAATGCGTTCCAAGCGTAAAAAATGAACCACTCCATTTATGTTTCATCGGGTCCGGCAGTGGAGCCGGTAACAACGTCAGAGGTTAAAACGGCGGCCAGGATAGACTATGACGCAGAGGATACTCTTGTCGCGTCGTGGATAAAGTCTGGCCGGGCGCTGGCTGAAACCATCACAAATATGGCTTTCGTCACGCAGACAATACGCCTTGCTTTTGATGGTTGGCCCGTGGCTCCGTTTTATTTGCCCCGGCCGCCCCTGCAATCCGTAACCAGTTTTAAGTATTATGATACCGATGATACAGAGTATGAGCTCACCAGCGGAACGGATTTTTATTCTGAAATATACAAAATGCCTGGGCGTATAACTCTCGAATACGGGAAGACGTGGCCGACGGCTACACTCCGCGAAATGGACTCCGTTGTTATTGTCTATAAAGCCGGATTCGGTGACGCCGCAAGCGATGTCCCCGAGTGGGTCAAGGATGCAATAATTTTATACTGCACTTATCGTAACGAAAACAGGGCCGGAGAAATAGGCGAAATACCTAAAGCATTTTATAATATACTCAGGCCGCACCGCATTCGGCACATGGAGCTTGATGCCCGATGACAGCATTTGACCGGCGGGGAAAGAAAAGCGCGGCAACCAGAATGCGCCACCGCATATGGGTGCAGGTGAAACAGGAGACTTCCGACGGTGAGGGCGGTTATACTACTGCGTGGCAGAATTACCGGGAGATATGGGCCGAGGTGTTACCTATTACGGCGAAACAGCGCATGGAATACCTGAGTATGGACGTGGAGGCAACGCACCTTATCCGCTGCCGGGGACTTATAGACGTGCCGGAGACATACCGCATTATGTTCGGTACGCGAGAGTTTGAGGTGCTGACCGTGGAGAATTTGCAGGAGCGTGATGTCGAAAACGTTATTACATGCAAAGAGCGGCGGCAGGAATAGTATGAAAATTTCCAATTCAAAATACGGCAAGTACGTTTCATACGTGGACGACATTATGACGCAAATGGAGAAGTCAGAATTTAAGCTTCGCAAAAAGGCGGCGCGTCATGTCCGCAATAAAATGCGGCGAAAAGTTAACGGCATGGGCGAGTCGTCGCCCGGCCAGCCACCGTCTAAGCTGTCCGGCAATCTGCGAAAAGGAGTAAAAGATTCAAATGGTCGCGAGGCGTCATTCGTCGGAGCTATGTCGCCTGCTTTCCACGGTCACCTTGTGGAATTCGGGCACATCATGAAGCCGCGCAAGAGGGACGTGGTGACCGGAACAAACAAGTACGGCCCCAACAAGGGCAAGGCAAAAGTAGTCCACGTGCGGCCGCGCCCGTTCGTTTATCCAACGTTTAACGAGGAGGCTGGGGCGGTTGCCGACATTATGGCGTCAGTGCCCTGGGTAAAATAATGTTCGAGGCGGCACTCATAGCAGACATGAAATCGGATTGGCGCGTTTCGTCATTCCCGACGAAATACAAGGGGCAGCCTGCCGTATTTTCGGACCAGGCTCCCGAGAATGCGGAGATTCCGTACATAGTAATCCGCATTGAAAAACGCGATTACAACAGCATATCGGTTGACGGATTTGATGTGTTTATCGATTTGTTTGACAGGGGGCCGTCGTCCGCTGATTTGCGGGAATGTTCTTTTAATCTTGACGTGCTCTTTGACCAGCATTCAATTTCTACCCCGTCGGCAAGATATGATAATATAAGGATGTACCGTTCCCGGTCGGGACTTATACCCGATTCGTCGAATAGCAGCAAATTGCATTACAACAATCAATACGAGGCCCGAGCCGGGCGCAAGGGTTGGATGGCATATATTTAAAGGAGGCCATATATGGCAGAGCTTACGAGGCAATCTATTTCAACAAGCGGAGTCACGCCGTCCTATACGTCCGCAACGGCAGACGGTGACACTGTAGACAATGACGGCAGCACTTTTCTGCACGTCAAAAACGGGTCCGGTGGTGATCTTACCGTGACTATAGACTCCCCGGCGGAATGCGACCAGGGATTTACCCACGACGTGGCTGTGGTTGTGTCGGCGGGATCTGAAGAAATGATAGGCCCATTTCCGCCCCATCGGTTTAATGATTCTGACGGCGAATTATCAATCACTTACTCCGGCGTTACGTCCCTGACTATCGCCGCGCTTACTATCGTAAGCTAAGGGGGATACATTATGGCACTTACACGACGGCATGGCATTAGCACAAACTCATACAAGCGGTTTCTGATTGACTCGGGGGCTGTGTATATCAATTACGCCACTTCCGGGACAGCTAACTGCATGGGCGCGACGGATGGCGGAAACACTTTTACCATCGACACCGAATATAAAGACATGACCGCCGATGGTGCACGTGGTTCCGTTGTCGGCAGTCGGCGTATTACTAATGTAACGGTGACCTTGGTTGCCAACATGAAAGAAATCGATAACACAAAGGTTATCGGGTACGGCCTTACCGGTTCCGATACTACGGATAGCGGAGATTATTACACCACAACCCGCAGTCTCGAAATATCCACCGGCGACCATCTGACGGATATTGCCCTTGTCGGCGAGGTGTCCGGCTCCGAAGCCACCCCGGCAGTGTTTATCTGCAAGAACCCGATTAGCACCGGCGGTTTTGAAATCTCCATGACCGACAAAGAGGAGAGCGTTATTCCCATTACGTTCACCGGTCACTTCGCCGTCGCCGCAATGGATACCGAGCCCTGGGAAATCCGCTGGCCCGATTTTTCGTAATTAACTGATTAACGGGGCGGGTAAAACCGCCCCATCATTTCCATTCCGAAAGGGAGAACAATGGAAAGTACTATCAAGATTCGCACACTGAAGCACAAGGACGTTGTAACGCTGTCCAAAATCATTTCCAAGATGGTTGTAAAGCTTGGCGATGACTCACTCACTGATTTAATTAAAGCTGCCGACGCTGACGCGGGTGACAAAAAACCCGGACGCGCTACCGACGCTGCACGATTTACGCGTGTAGGGATACGCGTTATCGGCTCCGCGCTTGACGTTCTCGCCGATGATGTGTCCGATTGGTTTGCAGACCTCATCAGCTCTACCCGGGAAAAACTCGACGACATGCCGGTCGGTACGTGCCTGGAAATCATCAACCAACTTAAGGACTGCCCAGAGGCAAATGATTTTTTTTCTATTGCCTCGCTCGCATTCAACGAGATAGACGCGCCGTCCGATGGGTCGCAGAGCGGGAGCGGTGGGTCCGATTCAGAGACCGACTGACGGCGGGGCAATTTTCAGAGACCGATTTTGAATATATCGCTTTCGCAGCATCGGAGATTGACCGGGAGCGTGGCGAAGACGAAAAAGCCCGATTCAGGGCGCAGGCGTTCGGCGTTTATTTGCAGTGGGAAAGCGACAAGAAACCGACGTTTGACAAGTGGTGTCAAAAGCTTGGATTAATTGAGGCGCCGCCGCAGACACCGGCCGAAGTAAGGAAAGAAGAGATACGAAAGGCACGCGAAAAAGCTGAACGGATAGCGGCGGCGGACCTGAAAGAACAGAGGAAACATGGCAACAATATTTGATCTTGTCGGGAAAATATCAACGCAGGGCGTAGACCTTACTAATAAGCGCCTAAAAGAGATTGACAAGGGTGCCTATAAGGCCGCCATGACCCTTAATAAGATGGGTAAGACGGCTGAAAAGGCCGGTAAATTTCTCACTACCAGGCTTACGGCTCCAATTATGGCGGCGACAGCCGGTATTGCAGCACTTGCCGGGAAAACGGGGGAATATGCCGACAAAATTCTTGATCTTGAGCAGGTGACGGGACTTTCGACAGACACATTACAGGAGTTCGAGAACGTCTCAAGGGTTGCCGGTGTTTCGTTTGATGGCCTTACTGGCGTTGTTTCAAAGTTTACCAATCAGATCCCCGAAATTGCAAAAGGGACCGGCCCGGCCTCCGATGCGGTTAAAAAAATGGGTATTAATATTTTTGATGCCGCTGGAAAAACGCGTGACATGAATACGTTATTCCCGGAAATGATAAACAAACTACGCGAAGTCGAGAACGTGGCAGAGCGTAACGCGATGGCGCAGGATATTTTCGGGCGGTCGATGGGTGACCTTGCGCCGGTTCTCGGCCTTACTGCTGATCAAATGGAGGCGGCAAGAAAAGAGGCCCATGATCTTGGAATAGTAATGGGGAAAGATGCGCTTAATTCTGCCAATGAATACCGGATACAGATTGAACGACTCAAGGGACAATTTACTGCCATTTGGCGCAATTTAGCCGGGCAACTTATACCCGCACTTCAAGCTTTAATTCCCGTTATTCAAGACCAAATTATCCCGGCGATACAGATATTTGGTGAAAAACTCGGTGCCGTCGCTGATTGGTTCTCCGGACTATCTGACAAGGGCAAGAGTACCGTGTTGATGCTGGTCGGCATGGTTGCCGCGCTTGGCCCCGTATTGCTGATAATCGGGAAGCTTGTTCCCTTGCTGGTTACAACCATAAAGCTGTATAAATTATGGGCCGCCGGACAGTTAACTTTAAATGCGCTTATGTCCGCTAATCCGATAGGCCTTATTGTTGTTGCCATAGGTACATTGATAGCGGCAATAGTGCTGCTTGTCCGTCATTGGGATTTTGTCAAGGAAAAAACGCTTGGGGCGTGGGATGCCATAGTTTACGGCGTTCAGCAGGCGATATCTTTCGTGAAAGAAATGTTTTTCCGGTGGGTCCGGCTGTCAATAAATGGCCTGCTTATGCTGGCAAAGCATGTACCATTTTTAGGCGATAAACTCCAGGGTCTTAAGGACAAAGTCGACGACCTTATCGAGGGCGAAAAGGATTTGCGGTATGCCCGAAAAGAGAGTCGGGCGGCTACTGTTGAATACGAAAAAGCACTCAAGAAAAAAACCGAGGCAGTAAAAAAAGATACTGCAGCCACCGACGAAAATACCACTGCTACCGGGGAGAACGCAAAGGCGCAAACGGAAGCTATAAAAATCAGTGACGCTGAAATCCGCCGTCATCTCGAATGGAAGCAAGCCCAATGGGACGCAGAAAAGGAACGGCAAGCCGAAGCGATACGCGAAGAGATAGAGGCGACGCGGATAAAACTTGAAGAGAAAAAGCGACTCGAGGACGAAGCCGCAGCGGAACAAAAGCGCAGACAGGAAAATTTAAAACAATACACCATCGACGCCGTAAACAAGACCTTTGATATATACGCCAAGTTTAACGACAATAAGCAGAAATTAATTGACAACGAGCTTGCCAAACAGAAAGAGGCCGTACTTGCGTCTACGGCGACCGAAGAAGAGAAGCAGGCGCAGATTGCCAACCTTGAGGAAGAAGCGGAAGTAAGAAAGCGGAAGCTTAGACAGCAGGCCGCCAAGGCACAGAAAAAGGCCGGTTTGTTTTCCGTTGCTGTCGATACGGCTCAGGCTATTATGCGGGGGTTTGCCGACCTTGGCCCAATTCTCGGCGCCGTTTTCGCTGTGATAACGGCAGCCCAGGGAGTGGCTCAAGCCATAGCCATTAAAAAAGAGCCGCTCCCGATGAAAGAGGGCGGTCTTGCGAAAAGTCGCCCGGGCGGAGTGTTTGCGAACATAGCCGAGGGCGGGGAGGATGAATTCGTTCTGCCTATGCGCACCGGGTTACCGAAATTAATTGACGGAATAGTTGGCGGTCTGCGCGGGGCCGTTCTCCCCTCCATGCAGCCCGTTATGGCCGGGGCGGGTGTAGGCACCTCCGCGCCCGTTCCGGCCGCCTATTCAAGCCGACGAACAGTCGAATTTGTAAACCGTGGCGTTGTGGTGGCCGATAAAATGAGCGTCAAAACGTTTGCCCGGCAGATACAGGACCAATTGTGGGCCGATGAACAGCGGAGAGGGGAAAGGCAATAATGATACCCAATGACATATATCTAGGACCGTCTGGAAGCGAAAGGCTTTTAAGCATGTTCGGCCGGAAATTTAATATTTCGCCTATCGAATTAAAGCGCGAGGACAGGACAGCGGATGGAACACTCGTACAGGACATATATGCAAAAAAGAACGTGTTCACTTTAAACTATTCCATCATGGATCAGTCAACACTTGATGATTTTCAGGACCTATACGACCTCGAAACAAGCCTATCCCTGAAAGTGCGTAATAATTCCATGGGACTTGACTCTTATACTGTGATTATGCGCCCATTCGCAAGGGACCGTTTCAAGATGTTACCCAATGCGTTATGGGGAAATGTTACTGTAATACTTGAGCAGGTATAATGCAGACAGTATCCGCAGATTTTACGGCAGCGGCAACCGCCACCATCCGCAAGCCGCGTGCACGAGTCACGGTTACGTGGACGGACGGCTATATCGATAACGTCGAGGCCATCACCGGGGGGCAGGAAAATTATACTAATTGGCCGGATCAGGTTGTAAACGGGATAGAAACCGTCCCGCACAAATGGGCGCACCTTGACGGCACAACGCAACTTTCCGAGGACGTAAGGCTCATGCCTGGCACTGCTGCCGGGGCATTGCTTTACGAAGTGGGCTGGTGGGGGACCGATGAAAGTGGCGCAGGCGGTTCATTTGCGACACCCCAAACTATTGACTTGCGCTTTCAGCCGCGCCCCATGTTGACCCTGAGAGTGGTGGGTGATGACGCGTGGGATGAATATCCGGTTGACTTTACGGTACAGATTTATACGGGTGCAGGAATGTCAACTCTTGCGTACACGCAGACGGTGACGGGCAATTCAAGCGTAACATACACAGCCGATCTTTCCGCTCAAAATATACTTGACTGTACCCGCATGGTGCTATTAATTACAAAATGGTCCGCAGCATCCCGCGTGGTAAAAATTGTTGAATTTAACGCCCCTATTACAATCACATATGACGGCGCCGACATAATGGGCCTAGGAGTTACCGAGGAAAGCGAAGTAAAAACGGGGACCATACCGACGGGTAATATATCAGCAAATGAGTGCTATCTCGAATTAGAGAATATTACAAACAGATTTTTCCCGGGCAATACAAATGCCGTATTATATAATCTTGTCAAGAAAAATCGTAAAATAGAACCGGAACTTGGTTTTGAATTGCCTGACGGCTCTATTGAGTATGTCCCTATGGGTGTTTTTTGGTCCGGCGACTGGGAGACTTCAGAGCTTGGAACATCGGCAAATACTACGGCAAGGGACCGGATGGAGCGGCTTAGAAAAACATATATAACGGCAACATATACAGGATACACTCTTGAGCAGATAGCAAATGCCGTGCTCGCCGATGCCGTGCTTTACATGCCGGACCTGGAATACAATGTTGACTCCGGTTTATCGGCCTATACAATACCGTCTGCCGAATTTGACAACGTTACCCACTTTGAGGCGCTTAAGCAGGTAACTGAGGCGTGTCTCGGCCGATGCTATGCTGACCGTTCGGGGATTGTACAGGTTCTATTGACGTCTTTCGGTGACCCGGATGTGACGGAAGATTTAGAGATAAACAGGTCCATGTATTTTCAGCGCACACAGCCTGCTAATTCCGAGGAGGTTGCAAATGTCGTCAGTGTTACGACTGCCGACGAATTGACAACGGTATTGGATGAAGACCCGACATCCATCAAAATATACGGCCGCCAAGAGTTTACGATTAAGGACAGGCCACTTATACAAAACTCGACGGTTGCGCAGTTGATAGTTGACGAATTGTTGGCATCTTACAAGGACAAGGGAAAAGACACTGAGCTTGACTGGCGCGGAAATCCGGCTCTCGAACTCGATGATATCATAAAAACAATTATATACAAGGATGACAGCCTCGAGGTTACGGGAAAATTTAAGGCGTTTATGCAGTCATTCACGTTTGACGGTACACTCCGGTGTTCGCTTAAGGCCCGCATTGTGCCGGGAAGCGAAACGGACACGATACAAAACGTATATGATGCCGGAGAGGACGCTTGGCAAAATACATGGGATACGTCAGACGATGCAATACAAAATAACTGGTAAAGGGGAAACCATGAAAAAAACTATACTGTTTTTCTTGACTTTTGCGCTGGTATCGGCGCAGACAACGACCGACAAGCGGATATTACAGATCAATGACAGCCTCGCTACCATTCGGGCGAATATCCAAAACAATCAGATTGCCATTACTTCCGACGCTACCAGTACGGGCAAAGTTGCTCTTGTGTTTTCTGATGGTTCCGGCAATGTGCATATCATACTTTCCGATTCAGGAAATGCTTATATAGATAGCCTCGAGGTCGGTGTATATTTAACCGTACCGGATACGGCGGCAAAGGCCGGGACGGCGGACAGCGTTACGTATGCGACCGCATACCTCCCCCTGGCCGGAGGGACAATGACCGGCTCTATAATTATGGACGGAGCGGTCATCACATCGGCGGCGAATGAAAATTTAGAGCTTAACGCGGATGACACCTTGATATTAACGAGTCTATCGGAGGCAATTAGGGCAGATTATAAAATATATGCCGATAGCGGATTAACTACTTTGTCAAGCGCTAAAGTGACAACTGGCGGGATTATCGGCAATAATTCGGCGTTTGAACTCGATGGGTCTGCGCAGGTCACGATTAGTGCGGGAGACGGTGCGGACATACTTTATTTGGCGGCTGACACGGTAATATCGTCGAGTCACATTAAAGCCGGGGATCAGTTCGTCGGGTATCTTGCCGGGACGGCTGACAGTTCTGCGGTTACTGAATACGCGGATACTTCTGGTGGTTCTGCCACCCTTGGCGGTGCGGCGCGGTCTGCTTTCGGGGAATTGACGCAGGACGAAAAAGTGACCGGAGAATGGGATTTTAGAAAAGTTGACATAATTGATACCCTTAGCCTTAACGGAGATGAAGCATTAAACATATCAGCAACCACCGACTCCCCGGCTACTGGTATTATTCGGGGCGTTTCTATATTATCCGAAAACCGGGCCGATAACGAATCAATGGAGGATCTTGTTGGGTGTTATGCTTTTGTACGCGATACCAAAGACACGGTTGATGATGTTATAGGGTTTTATGCAATATTACAGGGCGGCGAACAGACGCAACAGGGGCTGCTTATAGCATCGAGCGGTGAGGGGGTTAATGCAACAACCTACGGTGTATACACGTCTGGTACGGATACTGCATTCAAGGCCGAGGACGGGGATATTGTTGCCTGTGCCGGAGATATATATGCACGGTCAGGAAACGTTGTTTCCGATTCCGGTAAATTCACAACCGTTACCGGTAATGTGGTTGGAAGACTCGACACAACTGGGGGCACCATGACCGGGGCAATTAATTTTAGCGTATATCCTCAGCTTGAATATGGTGGCGCATCGTTATTTAATTACACGGCAGGGGCTACCGACAATATAGCAATAGGTGGAGGAGCCGGTATTAGCTTTGGAGGAACTGACATTGGTAATATATTTATCGGAGAAAACGCTGGGGATGTCACCAATGGAGCGAGTAGCAATGTTGGTGTCGGGTATGACGCATTAACCGACCTTACTAGTGGCGATTTTAATACCGGTATAGGCAGGGAGGCATTAGAAAACCTTACAACTGGCGGCTATAATACATCAATAGGTCTTAATTCGGGAGAGGACATCACAACGGGGACAGGAAACACAATGCTTGGTCACTCTGCCGACGTTGATGATGGCGACGCTTTGAGCAGAATATCTATAGGATATGGAGCAACAGCTTTGAGTGACAATCAATGCCTTATAGGTGGACTTGGCTCTATCGGCGGTGTGGGTTCTGTCGGTTATATCGACACAATGATAATCGGATCAGGCGTACAATCAGACTTGGAAAATGATATTTTAATTACAACCACGTCACAGGAAGGTACAGACGAGGACGGTAATGATTTTACGATAGCCGGGGGAAAGGGAACTGGTTCCGGGCGTGGCGGGGCAATTATTTTTAAAACAGGAGATCCAGGAGCGGCAGGAACGGCACTAAACGCCTTGACGGAAAAAGTACGTATTGATTCTGCTTTGCAGTGTAATAAGGCTATTTTTGATACGGCTGATATCAACTGTCTTTCCGGAAACCTGTACAAACCGGCTGCCGCCGCATGGGATAGCACTGACACAACCATGACGCTGACAACGCAAAATACGTGGTAT